GAGGCGAAGCACTAGAGGGACTGCCACCATTTTTGCGGCATATTTCAGAAGATGATTTGTACGAAGAGGCCACTCCAACGCCGACAGATTGGAAGCTTCGCAATCGCTACGCTGATCTCATCAAACATGCTCGCTTGTCGGATGAAAAACTGATTCCGACCGTGAAGGTTTTTGATGAAATTATGAGCCGCATGTATTTCTACGAAAAGATTTTGGCGAACCCCAAAAAATTGGCGTTCATGATTCGGCCTTTGGTCGAGCACACGGATTTCTACATGGCGATCCAACAAGAGGCCCTAAAGAAGATTTTCTACTACGTTAAGACAAACGAAGTTGATGCGAAAAACCTCCCGCAGTTTTTAAAGATCGCTGAAAAAGCAATTGATCGCACGCATGGTGCTGTCGCACAAAAAATGCAGATTCAGTCAAAGAATTTGAATGTTGATGTCACGGCACAAGCGCAACTGCAAGGATCACAAGGGGCCGAGGATGTGCAGAACCGCATCACGGCGCTGCAAACAAAATTGTTAGACTCAGGAGTGCGCGATGTTGCCGACACGTCAGAAGACCCGAGCTGAATTAGAGAAAGAGCTTCATGAACTCGAAGAACTCAATCGCTACAAAGAAGGACTTCCGCACTTACTGGGCCAAAAGTTCTACCCTTGGGCTCGGCGGGTATGGGATTCTACCAACCGTGAGATTTTATTATGCTCGGCCAACCAGGTGGGCAAATCATCTATTGCAATTAGAAAGAACATTCGACTTGCAACTGACCCTTCGCTCTGGCCGAAGTTTTGGCCTAACCTTGCACCTGGGCAAAAGCCAAACTTGTTTTGGTATTTCTATCCCACGATGCCAGTGGCGCACACGGAGTTTGAAACCAAGTGGGAAGCGCAGTTCTTGCCACGCGGAGAATTTAAAAACCACCCGCAATTCGGCTGGACAGCAGAATACGAAAAAGGTTTAATCTCAAAAATTAAATTCAACACTGGCGTGCAGATCCAGTTCAAATCTTACTCGATGAAAGTAAAAGATTTGCAGTCATCAACTGTGTACTCAATCACGGGCGATGAAGAGATGCCGGTTGAATTCTTGCCAGAGCTTGCAGCGCGCACGAACGCATCAGAGGGATATTTCCTTATGGTGTTCACGGCGACACTCGGACAAATTCACTGGCAGCGTGCGATGGAGCCAACATCACGGGGGGAAGAAACCCATCCGGATGCGATGAAAATTCAGGTGAGTCTGTATGACAGTAAATATTTTGACGATGGCACTCCTTCGCATATCACTGATGCTCGAATTAAAAGAGCAATTCAGAATTGCCCAACTGAAGCCGAAGTCCAACGTCGTGTGTACGGTAAATTCGTTAAAGCTACTGGTCTGCTCTACGAAGGATTCGCCATCGGTAAAAACATGGTGGATAAACACACAATTCCTAAATCATGGTCCTTCTGGTCCGGTACTGATGTGGGATCAGGCGGCCAGTCCGGACACCCCGCTTCTGATGTCTTTATCGCCGTTAATGAAGATTTCACAGAGGGACGCGTGTTTCGCGGATGGCGCGGCGATGGGATTTCGACGACTGCGTCTGATATCTTAGACAAGCACGCGCAGTTGCGCGGTGATCTCGTCATGACAAACCAAGCGTATGATTTTGCGGCGGCGGATTTCTACACCATCGCATGTCGCAGAGGCGAGAGCTTTTCACCCGCAAATAAAAGCCGCAAAAACGGTTTCGACATGGTCAACACGCTTTTCAAATCGGGCATGCTCAAGATTTTTCGGGATGACCCTGAATTAGAAAAGCTTGTTCAAGAGCTGTCAACTCTTGGTGTTGATGCACTGAAAAGAAATGCGCTCGATGATTTATCCGATGCACTTCGTTACTGCTGCATGGCTATTCCTTGGAATTTTGAAGCGGTTAAGGTTAGCGTTGACGAGACCTTAGAACTGGAAGCACAGCCGGAGCCAACGGGGATCGTGTGGGTTGACGAGCGTGATCGCAGATCGTTCGGTAAAAACCCGGCGCAGTCCGAAGAGCTAGACTCAATGCAAGAAGAGTTTGACTATTGGAACGACATCGGAGGAGGATTTGAAGGATGAAGAAAATCGCTGACCTTGAAAGGCTCCTGAAAGCCTGCAAGGATATGGGTGTTGCTGAATTAAGCAACGGCGACTTTTCGGTCAAATTCGTAACGGGTGATGCCGCACGAGTTTCGCTACAGACGGGTGATGCCGCTCCAGCTCCAGACCAAACTGAATTAAGACAGTCCGTTGAACAGGCCGAGGCAGATCAAGTGGAAGCAGACGCTCAAGAAGAGCTAGCTCTCATGCAGATCGAAGATCCGGAACAGTTCGAGGAACTTTTAATCCAAAGGGAATTGGAACAGAGTGAGCAAACAGACAGCGACGACGACACTTTCATTTGAAGAACTAGATCGCATGTACGAGGACGGTGAGTCCTGCGACAAAGCTCTTTTTTCAGAGCAGCGATCAAACGTCAAACTCGCTGCTGGCGACCACTTCACTAAAAAAGAAGGCTACTTCTGGAGCCGCATTCGCGAGAGCAAATCACTTTCGCAAGATCAAAAAATTCGTATTACAAAAAACCACACGTCGGTTGTTTCTAAAATTTATCAGAACAACATCCTCTCGCTTAAGCCCGGCGTTAAAGCCATGCCGCAAGACGAAAAGGATTTGCGCCACGTAAAATCGGCAGAGCTTTCAAACTCTGTGTGGGAATATTTCAAAGCAAAACATGACTGGAAATCTAAAGTTGCGGGCCTCTGCCAAGATTTCATCGATACAGGTGAAGTTGCGGCTGAAGTTATTTTCGATCCAGGTAAAGGCCGTTTTTTAGGTTTTGAGCAAGCACTTGATGATGACGGCTTTCCGCTGTTTGAAACTTCTGAGGGTGAGAGTACGATCCACCCTCAACATCCGGAAACGGGAGAGCCTCACGCGCCAATGGCGAGCGATCAAGCATCTTTCTCGGGTGACTTAATGGTCAATCGCCTTATTCCTGCAAACATCATTCGTCCTGCGGAAGCAAAGACGATGGATGAAGCTCGTTGGCTCTGCATCCGCGAAATGGTCCACATCTCTGACCTTAAAAAAATGGTCGCGGACGATGAAGATAAAATGAAGCTCGTCCAAGCAAACGACGACGAGACTTGGTACGTTTTCGACGGCCAACGCAATCAGTACGGGACTTCTAAAAAGCAAACGCTCGTGCGCAAGTTCTACTTCCGCCCAGGAGTTGAGTATCCGAATGGTTATTATTTCATCACCACAAAAGAAGGCATTCTCTTTGAAGGCGAGCTTCCGTTTGGTTTGTTCCCGATTATTTTTGGTGGCTTCGATGCAATTGCCACTACTCCTCGGTATCGCTCGATCATCAAGCAACTTCGCCCGATTCAATCTGAAATTAACCGTGCCGCCTCAAAAATGGCCGAAACCCAAATCACTTTGGGCGACGACAAAGTCATTTTACAAAACGGCTCCAAAGTTACGACAGGACCACAACTCCCCGGTATTCGGACGATGTTCGTTACCGGCCAAGCGCCCACAACCATGCCGGGCCGCACTGGCGACCAATACCTCCCGTATCTGCAAGCACAGATAGCGGAGTTCTACCAAGTTGCGGGTGTTGATTTGGATTCGGCACTCAATGCGCCGACTGATCCGTGGGCATCGTATTTCCGCTCTGTTGCTGAGAAAAAGAAATACTCTTTGTACGCTGATAAATTTGAGTCGTTCCTCGTTCGTATTTTCGAGTTGTATATGCAGCTTGCAAAAAACTATTTCGACGACAACATGCTCATCCCCGCCATAGGGAAATCAGAGTACATCAACATTTCTGAGTTCAAAACTCAGGAGCCATTATTCACGCGTATCAAAGCTGAGCCAGTTGCGGATGATTTGACGACACTTCAAGGTAAGACTTTGACGTACAACCACATCCTTCAATACGCTGGCTCTTCACTGCAAAAAGATGACATCGGTAAAATTATCCGCATGATGCCTTTTGCAAACGCTGAAGAGGGCTTTGATGATTTCACTTTGGATTACGATTCTAGCACCAACATTATTTTGGCTCTGGATCGCGGTCAGCAAGTTCAACCGAAACCGAAAGACAACGCTGAATACATTCTCAAGCGTTTGGCAGCTCGGCAGAAAAAAGCGGACTTCCAACTCTTAAGCCCACAAATTCAACAAGCATACGGTCAGCTCGAACAAGCCTACGATCAAATTCTTGCGCAACAAGCTCAAGCTCTGAAGCAAGCACAAGCGCAATTTATTCCGTCAGGCGGAGCAAATATCAAAGTCGCATACTACGTGAAGGACCCAACGAACCCAGATCGCTCGGTTCAAGCAGTCCTCCCCGCAGAGTCGGTCGATTGGCTCATGAAGCAACTTGCATCGCAGGGTTCTGCGCAAGATCAGCTCATGGAACAAGATCCGGCAACGCGCACTAACATCGCAAATGCTATCTCGGGTCAAGGCCCTGTACCGAGACAGCTCCACCAACCAATGATGCCGGGACAAGCGCCGCAAGGACCAAATCCTATGCAGCAGCAAGTTCCGGGATCGCCTGGTTGGATGGGTAGACACGGGGCTTAACAACATCCTTCAAGGAGGAACAGCATGGAGTCTAGCAATACTTCAGAACTCGGTATGGAACAGCCGAGCACGGATGCCGCAAGCACCGTCGAACAAGTCTCTCCTTT